AGTGAAGACCTTGACTTCTATCGTGCCAATAGGGAAGCTGTTAGGAAAGCCTGGATGGGAAGATAATCATGTCAGTGAATCTAAGAAGTCAAAACACATATCCCATCATCAAAAACTTCACAGCTGTCCAGACCTGGACTGAAGTAATTCTACCATCGAAGGGTCATATCATCACCATAGGATGTGAACAGCATGACATCTATGTTTCTTTCACTGGAACAGAAGGTGGTGGAATTGCTGGTGTGGACAAAGTCTTCATCAAGGCTGGCGGCTTCCTTGCCATCACCAGGGGAAGGGGGACCAATCAACATGATAAGGTCTATGTGGCTACAAAAAGTTCCAGTAGTGCAGTAGTCACCATCATCCTGGAAGAATAAACAGAACAGACAAAGGGTACACCATGGCACAGTCTATTTTATTTCCACAGCGACCTGTGGAATACACCTTCAGTAATACCACCAGTGTGACCATCACACACAATAAGGGCTATATTCCAGATGTCCAAATCATCCTATCCAGTGGGGAACTGGTCCAGGCTGACATAACACACACCAATCTGAATGAACTGGTGGTGACTTTCGCAAATGCAATTTCAGGCTCGGTTTATATCAGATAAGGTGTGAACAGTCAGGAAACCCCTGGCCATATTGAACACACTTTCACAGGATGAAAACCATGCAATTCCTTGCACCAACCAATGTATTTGAAGGGGCTGTCCAGCTTAACGCTACCCCTACAGCTGATAACCATGCTGTCACTAAATCATATCTCGAAGCCAATGCAGTAGTGGGAATCGCTGCTGATTCTGCCAACTATGCTGAACTGGTCACTGTAAATGGTGAAAAACAGCTTAAATTGAAGCCCTTGACTATCACAGATGTGTCTGTGGATGAAACTGCTACTTCTTTGTCTGCCTGGGTCACAGCTAACTACACCAATGGCGATGAAAAACAAGAAGGGGACATCATTGTCTTAACTGCTGTTTCAGGCCGTGCACAGACTTACATCCACAATGGTGGAACAGCTGGTGATGTAAATGACTGGGCTGAAATTGAAGGTGCTGATGTCACTGACGCTGAAATCCGTGGTGCTTTGTCGGCTTCCAATGGTGTTTCATACAACAGTTCCACAGGTGCTTTCACTGCTAACACTGGTGAAATCCGTGGTTTCTTCAGTGCTGGGTCAGGTCTTTCTTATGATGACGCTAATGGTGTTTATTCTTTGAATGTTGACACTGATGGAATCAGTGAAGGAACATCTAACCTTTATTTCACTGACGCCCGTGCCCAGGCTGCTATTTCTGTATCAGGTTCAGGCCTTGCTTATTCAGCTGGTGCTATTTCTTTGACAGCTGACAGTGATGATATTGGTGAAGGTTCTACCAATCTTTACTTCACTGACGCTCGTGCCCGTGCTGCTTTGACTGTTGGAACAGCTGGAACTGAAGATGTTCAACTGTTGACTAAATCAGCAGCTGGTGTAATGTCTGTACTTCTTTCAGATGTATTCAATGAAATGTCAGCTGGTGCTGGTCTAACATTTGATGGTGGTGAATACTCATTCACAGGAAGCACTTCAGATGTGTCTGAAGGAACCAATCTTTATTTCACTGACGCCCGTGCACGCGCTGCCATTTCTGTGGACGCTGCTGGACTTGCTTATAACAGTTCAACTGGTGAAATTGCTTTGACAGCTGACAGTGATGATATTGCTGAAGGTGCTACCAATCTTTACTTCACCAATGCACGCGCCCAGGCTGCTATCAGTGCAGACTCAGCCACTGGAAACCTTGCAAGCGTGACAAATGGCCAGGTATTGGTTGACATTGCTGACTTCCGCAAGACCTTTGCACCACAGAACCTTACAGCTAACACCTGGGCAACTTTGAACCATGGCCTGGGCCAAAAGATTATACATGTGTCAGCTTATGACAGCAGTGGAAACAAGGTTCAATTGGATGTTCAATTGGTTGATTCAAATAATGTCAAAGTCAAGTCTGTAATCAACATCACAGGCGCTGAAATTGTCGTGTCCTTGTAATCTCACACATTCCCCACAAAAAAGGGCTGTACCCCCCTTTCCCATCCTTCCCAGGGTGGGTTTTTTTATGTCCTAGACACACCAGTGAAAATCGTGTATACTTATTTCAAATACAGTTTCTTTGGTGGTCAGGTCGCACCTGTAATAGCAGAAAGCCACAACACAACACAACTTTCTTAACCCCATAAACTAGGTATTTAATCATGGCTACTACTTTCCATGCAATGGTCCAAAATCAGGACCTTCGACTTGAAAAAATCATTTCACAGGAAATCCGAATCCTGTTGAAAGACTCTACTAACCTTCGAAACACCCCATTTGTGGACTACTGTGGTTCAATCAATGGAAGTGGTTCTGACACTATCCGTGTACGTAAAGCAGGACTTGACGCTGGTGACTTCAGTGCTTTCACTGGCACCACTGAAGCCAATGCTGTTTCTGACGCTACTTTAGCCCAGGATGGTGAAGACATCGTGGTGAAGCGCCAGGCTTTGGCCTATGCTTTGTCTGACCTCGGTGGTATGACTGAACTTTCAGGCGCTGTAAATGGTATTGACCCTTTCCGTATTGCTGAATCAATTGCTGCTAGCTATGACAAGCTCTTTGCTGACTTGACTGGTGCTACTGTAGCTGGTTTCACTACTGTGAAAGGTGCAACTGGAGCAGCTAACACAGTGGGCCACTTCATTGACGCTATCCAGGCTTTGGAAGCAGCTGCTTCTAACAAAGGGGCGCCAGGTCCTTATGTCGCTTTACTTCATCCAAAGCAGTGGGCAGACATCCAGGACAATATTTTGGTTCAAAATAGTGGTATCTTGCAATTTGTTCCAGCTTCCTATGAAGCTATCAGTGCTAAAGGTTCACACTACAAAGGTTCTTTCCTGGGTGTTGAAATCTACACTTCATCACACATCACCAATGATGGAACTGACCATTTAGGCGCGCTATTTGCCCCTGGTGCTTTGGGCTTTGCCAATGGTATGCCAGCTGCCCTTCCTGGTGCTGTTGAAACCATGGAAATGGGTGAAGTTCTTATCGAGATGGACCGTGAAGCTGACAAGGCTTTGACCCGTATCGTGGGCCACTGCTACCTGGGTATGTCAATCATTGATGACGACCGTGGTGTACTTTTCAAGGGCGGTGTCTAATATAGACACATGACCTTCCAAGGGGGGGCTGGGTTCATCCTGGCCCCTTCATTTATCAACACAAATAAAATAGGGTACAGACTATGAATATACAGCCACAGACATGGAAGCCAATGGAGAAACCACAGACTTCCCTACTTCCTACCAGACCAAACCATCCTTTCTTTTACAAGTGGCACCCATCAAACTGGGACTTTGTCTTCATGGATGTTCAGAAGACAACAGGGAAAGGAGAGAAAGCAAAGACCACCACAGTCAGAAAGGGTTTTTTCATTCCCATGGTAAGAATGGAAAGAATTGTTCCTGGTGTGAATGGTATCAGACAAATCCAGGGTGAAATTGGAAACCCAGGAAGCCGAATTGGAAAACTTCAGCAGAAGGGATGGATATACCTGGACCCACAAAGATATGACTATATGCATGTGTATCCAGTACGTGGTGGAAGATACCATGTTCCAAAGTGGATGAATGTGAAAGTGGTAGCTGGCCACCTTATTCAGAAGATGGACAAAGAAGGGTTCCAGATGTGGTGTGTGGACCTACTCCAGTCGAACATCCTGGGAACACCTGAACCACATTTCTGGGAACTGATAGTCCATCAGGAATCTAAGGCCCCGGAAAAACTGGTTTCAAATCAACACTTGCCTGAAGTGAAGGCCCAGATGGATGAAATGAATGATAAACTGAAAGCCATGAAGGCCTTCATTCAAGAATTTGAAGTCCGTGGCCTGGACATCTACAATGATTTAAGAGAATAAAACCATGTCAAGTACACCATATGCACCACAGATAAAAGTCCCTGAACTACTGGAAAGGGGGAAGACACAGACTTCCACCCTTCCTGTGTATCGTGATGGTGTATTGGTGGCCCCCAGTGCTGTGAAATACACACTGCTGGACCCAAATGGGAAGAAGCTGGTGGATGGTGCTACAGGAACCAGTCCTGGAAACATCCCCACCTATGTCCATGGCCCTAGTATTCTGACAGCTGACCTGATACTGGGGGAAGGATATGTCCAGGAATGGGAACTGACTTTCACAGATGGGGTCTTCACTTTCAGAAGGTCTTCAGCTGTAGTTCTAAGAAGGCTATACCCTGTTGTATCTGATGGGGACCTGACAGCTACATATTCCCAGCTGGCTGACCTTCGACCCAGTTCCATGTCTTCATATCAGTCTTACATTGATGAAGCCTGGTTCACTATGATACAAAGAATGAGAACTGAAGGCGGCGGCCTGGAATACCTGGTGATGACTGCAGAATCATTCAGGTCAGCCCATCAGAACCTGACACTGTATTATATTTTCAGGGACTTCCACAGTTCCCTGGGACAGTCCAATGGTAGGTACCTGGACCTGGCCAGTGAACACTTCAAACAGTACCAGCATGACTGGAAACAAATCAATTTTATCTATGACTTTGACCACAGTGGACAGTCTGAAAGTCCAAATCAAAGGGTAGCCAAACAGCCAGTGATATATCTGTCCCAGCCTGGAAGGTTTGGAAACTTCAGAAGGATGAGAAGATGAACCTGTCCACCCTAAGGGGCGCCATAGCTTCCAAAGTGGCTGAACTGTCTGGTTTCCAGGAATCCACACACAGCCCTGACTACTTTGGCAGAACACAGAACACCATGGCCCACAAAGGGTTCACTGTGGGGATGTCTGCCAGTGTAGGGATGGAAGAAAGACAAAGAAGAACTGTGGGGGTGTATCTCAGTACACCTGTCCAGGTGACCTTTGCCTATCGACTTCGACCCCTTGACATTTACCCAGTGGACTATGACCTGGCCCTGGATAGTGAAGTGGATGTCATCAAAAAAGTCCTGGAAGCCTACACTGGTGAAAATGAGTTCACAATCAGGTATCTGTCATCCACCAGGGAAGTGACAGACAGCCAGGAATACTGTATAATCACACTAGACTTTCAAGCCCTACACACTATATAACAACACACAGGAAGGACACTATGGCCTACTCTAATATCCCAAAAACTAAGCGCGACGGTAAGATAGAACTACTCGATGGAACTGCCCAGGTGGTCAGTCTGGAAGTAGCCTATGAAGATGGAAACTTCACTTTTTCACAGCCACAACAATTTTCAGAACTGGTAGTCATGGACCGCGGTAATTTTGCCACAGTCAGAAAACAGGATGAACAGGCTGTCACTGGTTCTTTCAGCTTCCATTTCAGACAGTTCACTTCAGCTTCAGCTGGTTCAATTCGTGACTTCATCAACCAGTCAGGGGCCTACAGTGGAAACACATCTACAGGTGAAAGTGGTGTCCCATATGTGGAACACTACTGTGTAGACATCAAATACACTGCTGAAGGGACTGACCTGGGTGATGACAATGACCACACTGTGACCCTTTCAAAGTGTGTATGTACTTTGGACTTCAGTGAAGGCGACCCTTCCAGTTTCACTTTGAACTTCACCTGTTATGGTGGCGCTACAGTAGCATAATCAAACAGAATAGGCCATCCCCCTGGGGGTGGTCATGTCTTCATGGGGGTACAACATGAATAAAATCAATTTGAAAAAGCTGGGTGAACATGAAATCCAGGTCCCTAGTTCATTGGCTACTTGCCTGGACTTCATCAGCGTATGGGGTTCAGACCCTAACAGGGCACAGCTGGGGCGGCTTTGCGCTTCAGCCATTGCTGTGGCTGTGGACCATGCCCAGGTCCTTCCAGCCTATCCTGTCACCACTGGGGACCCTGTCAAGTTTGGCCATAAAGTGATGGACCGACTACTGGAATCTGGTGTGACCCCTGGAAAGGTGTATGAATATGGAACCCAGGTTCTAATGGAAATGATGAAAGTCATACCCACAGAACAGGAAGTGGAAGACCAGGCGGATTTTTCCTAACTAGGTGGGGGGGGATGGACTTGCTGGCCCTTCGACTAGCTAGACACTGGAACAAAGACCCCACCTGGTTCCATACCCTGGACAAAGCCATCCAAATCCAGGTCCTGGCAGAATACAGATTGACACATGAAACACCTGAAGACAGAAAGAACAGACAAGATAGGATAAAAAGGGCTAGAATGAAGTCAATGATAGCCAGCCTTCAGGAATGACACATGACCATCAAACACAGCACAAAAAGGGCCACAGTGGAAGTGGAAGATGTATTCCAGGACACCCTTCAGCGGATACTTCGGACTGTGGCACCCAATGCCCAGGCCATCATGGACCAGGAACTGAAGAAGATTGAAATGGAAGCTGTGAAAGACTGGCCTAGAAGAAAGCCAGTTCAAAGGACAGACAGCACTGGCAGAACTGTCTTTTATCGTGACAACAGCCAGGAATCCTATAAGAAGTTCAGAAGGGGGGCCAGTGTCACAGTCCAGGGTCAGTTCAGTGTATTCCTGAAGAACACAGCCCCCTATTCCTATTATATAAAGTTTGGTGTGGACAGTGAGAACTACAGGGGCCAGGACATCCTTCAGCCCCAGGGGAAGTCTGTGGCCAATGAAACCCTAGTGAAACCCCACAGAAAGACAGCTAACAAAGTAGTGAAGGCCCTTTCTGATGACCTGATGAAAAGAGTGTGACCCATGGCCAATGAAGTAGAAAAGTCCATTTCCATTTCCTACAAAGCAGACCTGAAGGACCTGGTCAGCAAGCTGAAACAAATGCCAAATGTGACAGACCAGGAAGCCAAAAAGATGGTGAAGGCCCTGGACAGACAACTGAAACAGGCAGAAAAGGCAGCAAAGAAGTCAGCTGAAGCCAGCAAGAAAGCCAGCCAGGAAGCAGCCAGGGCAGCCGCCAGGGGTGCTAGTTCCTTCGATGACCTGGCAGACAGTGCCAGACGTGCTGAAGACAGACTGGAAAGAGTGGGGGAAAGTGCTGGTGACATTGACAGGGGGTTCAGTTCCATTGGTTTGGCCCTTCGAGGGGTGAACCCACAGCTGGCTGAAGCTGCTGATGGCCTGGCTGACGCCATGGCAGTGACAGAGGGCCTATCAATGTCTTTCAGTGCCTTGAACCCCTTTGTGTTGGCCAGTGCTGTGGCCATAGGTGGGGCTGTGTTAGCCTATCAATCCTATCAAAATGAACTAGAAAGTGCCAGACAATTGACACTAGATATGAGGGAAGCCCAAAGAAGTTTAAATCTAGCATACAGGGAACAGGCCAGTAATTTCATGTCTTCATTGGATAAACTGGCAGAAGTAAGGGACCAATATGAACTTCTTACTGGTGAAATTGATGAATACCAGGTAGCCCTGAATAGAGTAGAAAGACAGACCAAAGCCACATTCCAGGGCAATATTGACCAACAGCAAAAACTGATAGACCAAAGAAATGAAGAACTGGACATGGTGAAGGCTATCATGGAAGGGAATCTGAAGTCTGTACAATACCAGGCAGTCCTGTCAGACAGTCAGAAAGATAGCCTGAAGAATTTACAGCTAATAACCAAAGGTGTGAATAAAAGGGTGGACCTTACAGCCCATGACTACACATTGAATAATGAACTGGCAAAAATACAGAAAGCCCTGGTGAATGAGATAGCCAAACAGGAACAGGGTATGGCCATCCTGGTGAACCATCAGAAAGAAGCTGTTGACATGGCGCTACAGATTCAGGAATATGAAAATGAAAGTGCCAAAGCCAAAGAAAAGCAAGTCAAGCCAGCAGAAGAAAAGGTGGACCTTCTGAAGGATGAAAATGATGAACTGGAAAAACTGCTAGAAGCTGAACAGAAGTATTTTGATAAACAGATTGACGCCAATAAGAAACTGGAAGACTTCCAGATTGACGCCTTCATGACAAAGGAACAAAGGGAAGCCCTGGCCTTCGGTGAAAAACTGAAGCAGATTGAAGAACTAGGGGAAGAAACTGGAAAGACAGAACTGGCAGCTGAAATCATAAAACAGGAATTACATCAGAAGGACCTGGACAGACTTGAAGAACTGAAAGAGAAAAGGAAAGAAGGTGCCAAAGAAAACCTGGAAGCCCTGTTCCAGGCTGGGGAAGCCTTTGCCAATCTTGCTGAATCCAGGATGAAGACCCATGAAGTGGACTTTGAAGCCAGGAAGAAAGAAAGGGAAGCCCTGGCAGCTATGTCAGAAACTGAAAGGGCAGCCCATGAAAAGAAGAAGAAACAAATGACAGCCCTGTTTAACTTCAGGAAAGGGATGGCCATAGCTGAAATAGCCATGGGAACAGCTGAAGCAGTGGTGGCAGCCCAGAAACTTATACCACCATTCAACCTGATACAGTCAGCCCTGGCAGTGGCTACAGGTGTGGCCCAGGCTGGTGTGGTGATGTCCCAACAGGCGCCCCAGTTCCACATGGGGGGAATGGCACCTGATGAAACCAGCGCCAGGGTCCTGAAAGGGGAAGCCATCCTGGACAGGGCCACAGTCAGAAATCTGGGTGGTGAACAGGGTGTCAAGCAATTACAACAGAACCAGGGACCAGCTGGTGGTCAGGTCATGGTCATCCAACCTTTCAAACACTTTGGAAGGTTCACTAGGGAAATAGGACTGAAGAAACCAAAAATGACAGGAATAGCAGGATACTAAGATGGGAACAAATACAACACCAGACAGAATCAGGGGCCTATTGGTTCCAGCTTCCAATATAACAAAGAATAACCTGTGGACAGCCCAGTCAGACTTCACAGAAATGAACCCCAGGGCCGGGGTAGCCAAAGCCAGACAGCCCTACACAGGTCTGGTCCTGGAAATGGCTGGTGAACAGCTGGAACAGATTGAAGTGGAAACAGTCCAGGGTGGACTTCCAGGGAATGGGTCTTCATTCATATGGTCAGGGGAAGACAGTGTGGAACTGGCCCAGGTGGCTAACAACACCATGACAGACTGGAAATACCTGACTTTCATTTCAGGTGTGTCTTCTGAAGTGGTGGACTTTGACTGTCTAGGAACTTCAGATGGTTCATTGTACTGGGTCCAGGAAACAAAAAGTGTCAACCTGTACACCATTTCAGTCCTGAAACAGAAAAGAGATGGAACAAAGACCAGTCTGTACACCTTTGTCACCACCACACTGACTTCAGCCCCTGACAGCCCAGCCAGGCCAATGATAGCCCAGCTGAAAGATGGT